AAATCTTTACTGCTTTAAAGTGCTAAAGCGCGCCGAATTTTCCCCCAATATCTCACGCATTTTTGTGCACAATGCCGAACGTGCAAATTGTTCATGATTTGTTAACATCTCTGCACCCGCACTGTGGTATAATAAGCATAGAAAAGGAGAGTGTACAAGAAGAAAATAGTTAAATTGCCAGTTGAGTACATTCGATTCTTGAACGAAGAGCACCATGTAGTATATGGACGCTTTGAATACTGGATGTTTCTGAAGTCGCATGACGGCTTTGGCTGGTGTGTCGGGTACAAGCGCCGCAACATTAAAACTGGAGACACAGAAGAGGTGAAAATCGTATGACATTGAAAGATTATCACAAGTTTACTTTAGGCACGTCCGACCATCTGACCCGTTGTCGTGTGTTGTGGGGCGGGGGCGAAATCATGAACGACTATTTTAGCCGTTTGGGCGATATCGGGCAGAATATCAAAATCCGTTCGGCCCGATATGATGAAAAGCACGACATCTTGACGGTGTATGCATCGTACAAAGGCTTTGTAGAATACCGCAATGCGTTACGGCATTTACAGCATAATGAAGGGAGATATAACAAGTATGACCACAAGAAACAAGGCGGCATTTAAAGTATGTCACATCTATGTATATCAGAGCACTAAAGGCGCGTGGTGTGCGTCAAGCCGTGTCTATGCAGGCCCCCGCGAAATTCGCAAGCTCTATGACTGCATTCGCACTTGTCTGGCGGGGGCTGCAGATTGCGTGTTGACGGAAACCATGGACGGATTTAGAATAGAGGTGTTTCAATAATGTTGCTGGATATGTTGTATTTGTTCGGTATATTTCCGGCTGTATGTTTGGGCTTTGTGGTGTTGATTGCACTTTTTGTTATCTGGTTTTTGGGGTTTGAGACGATTAAAATTTTAGAAAGAAGGTTTTTTAATGGCACGAAGCGCTAAACATTTGCCAAAGTATGCGCCGCAATCGTGGAGCTATTACAGTCCTGACACGACCGACCCGAACCGGCTCACGAATGCGGAGCTTGTAAAAGTCATTCGCAAGGCTGCAAAAGCAGCAAATCAGCGTTTGCGTGCATTGGAAAAAAGCGATGTTATCAATACCGCAAAAACAGGCGCGTACAAGTATGCAGAAAGCCAGATGCCGGGCAAAATCAAACCCCGCTTTAATGAGCGGCCCAAAGAAAGCGCAGACCGGACGGCGCTCAAGCACCAGTATTTGCAGCTGCGTGAATTTATGACAATGAAATCAAGCACCGTTACCGGTGTAAGAGCAATCAAAGATGCACGGTATCAAACCGCAGTGCAGCGGGGGTTCAAAGGCACACAAGAGCAATGGGACATGGCGGTGCAGAAATTTTTCACCAAAGCCGTAGAAAAGCTTTTCGATAGTGATAAAATTTATGACGCTATTACCGGTAACAATTCGGACGTTCTGGAAGATATCATATCGGCAGACAGGGACGACCAGACGACAAAAGGTCAAGCGCTGCTAGACTATGTAAGGAGAATCACGTAATTGAGAGAAACGCAAGGCGTGCTTGTCAGCGAATGTTTAGCTGAATATTTGCCGCGCCTTGGGTGTCCGCGAAAAGTCAAGCGCACCAAAGGCCGGAAATATATGTCAAGCTATCTGGATGTAACAGCAACGTTTGATATTGAGACCACGAACACCGACACAGACGGCTTTGCTTACAGCTGGCAGACCTGTATAGGCGGTGAGGTCATTGTTCCCCGATACTTTGAGGATTGGGCAGTACTACTTGAAACTCTGGTGGATAAATGGGGAGTTAATGAAAAGAATCGGCTTGTGCTGTATGTGCATAATTTAGGATATGAGCATCAGTATATTATGCAGCTGCTAACGGCCCGTTGGGGTCTGGCTGATAGCTTGTACACGAAAAGCCGCAAGCCCTTGTATTTGCGTTTTGACAATGGTATAGAATTTAGGGACAGTTTCAAGCTGTTCCAAAAAAGTCTTGCCAGAGCAACGGAAGGTTGCGAGCACGCAAAACTTGCGGGTGACCTTGATTATACTGTTTATCGTACTCCTGATACGTTGCTGACAGATACAGAATTTGCGTACTGTGTCAATGATGTGTTGGGCCTGTACGAAGCAATTGAGCGCTTGAAAGCAGAACACGGGTACAATCAGGCAACAATTCCGTACACAAATACGGGCATGGTAATTGAAGCTGTACGCAAGGAAATTATGCCGGATAGGCGATGCATGGCAGCTATTAAGGCTCTGCAGCTTGACCGTGAACAGATGGCGCTTGCATATCACTGCATGGCAGGCGGCGATACCCACGGTACGCGCTGGCGTGCTGGTCGTACCTATACAAATTGTAATTCTTACGATTTCAAGAGTGCGCACCCATCGCAGCAGCTGCTATGGAAATTTCCAGCCGGTGCACCGGTGACACTGCCCGCAGATTTGTCCGAAGAGGATTTGAAGAAATTCATTAAGGCAGGGTATGGCTGGATAGCGAAACTTTGTATTATCAATCCCCGGTGTAAGCCTGAATGCCCTGACCCCTGTGTGTCTTTCAGTAAATGCCCTGACGTGTCGGGCCTTGATGAACTGGATAACGGCAGAGTTTTGGGGGCTGATGCTCTTTTCTGGTACTGTGATTCAAACGATTACCAGCGGTTTATTGATGGGTACACCTACGATAAAATAGTTGCAGCTGAAAGTGTGGCGTTTCGGCTGGACTACTTGCCAGATTCTTTTCGTAAAACGATTTACGAAAAGTTTCGTGTGAAAGAATCAGAGAAAGGCAGTCCAGATTATGCTTTTGCAAAAATCTGCGTCAATACTATTTTTGGCGCGTGCGCACAGAAAACCGTTCGTGATGAATACGGATGCGACCCCGACACGCTGGAATGCACGCATAAAAGCTGGACTATGAATTTACAGGGCAAAACAGACGATGAAATCAGAATGTCACAAGAGAAGAAATTTCCTTTCTTGTGGGGCCTTTGGACTGCATCAATGTCCCGTCTCAAGCTGTGGGACATGTTAAAACGTGTCGGCTGGGAGAGGGTTATTTATTGGGACACGGATAGCTGCAAGTTTGAAGGTGAAAAGCAATCTGCCATTGACGACTATAACGCCGTCATTCGTGCGCAATGCGTGCAGCGTGATTGTGTTGTTGAGAAGAAAGACGGCAGTAAAGTCTATATTGGCGTTGCAGAGGACGAACACCCGCACGACCGGTACGGAATGCAGGCTTTCCGGTTCCTGCACGCAAAGTGCTATGCTTGTGTGGATGCTGACGGTACGATTGAAAGCACGATTGCAGGAGTAAACAAGAAAGCCGGTGTAAAGGCATTGAATGGCAGCATTGACAACTTGCGGGATGGCCTGTTGATATCCCCCGCAGGCGGTCAATGTCTGGCATACCATGATGAACCAATTCGTCAACGGACAGACTTTGCAAAACCCACGGTTTCCGCGTCATGGGTGGTTATGACCGAACGTGAATACCGGGTATCGGATGAACGTAGCCTTTTAATGGAATGTGAGGTATCAATATGAAATTTTGTGATATTATGCTGTGCTGTGGGGTGTTGTGCGTCCTCAACGCAATTTGTTTAGCGATTTGCTTTGTTGTTCCGGGGTGGTGGGTTTGTAAATGCTTGTTTGTTGGTGGTGCTAACTGTCTTGCGTTAGCAGTGTTAACGTGTTGATAGTTTCACAGATTGTTCATAGTTTGTTAACATATCGGCGCTGCCGTTGTGGTACAATATAATCAGAAACCAAAAGGGTTTCAACACAATAGACAGAAAGGAAAACAACATGGCAAGTATCACGAAGGTTGAAATCTGGGAAGATATCGCGGGTAACGTCATCGGGCTTGTATTCGACCCCACGGGCCAGCTGACGAACGCGGTGCAGAATCTGGGCGCACAGCAGCCGCTGCCCCGCCCCGCGCTGGTGGAAGCGGCACGGCAGGCTTTCCCGTTCGCCCCCACATATGACCCGCACGCATTCGGGGAGCGGTCTCTGGCAGACCTGTATACATACCTGAAAGCGTACAATCATCACATCGCGGATATTTTCCCGGAAGCACCCACGGCGCTTTATCCGGAACGCGCAACCCCTGCCGGGCTGCAGTTCCTTATTCGCTGGATGTTCTGAAAGGGGGTGAACATATGCAGGATATCAACAACAAGCTGGCTGCACTGCTTGAGACCTTGACGGATTTCTTCCAGAATTTCGTTGACGAACTGGCAGAGGTCAAGACGAACGAGACAACCGCAATTTCTCATCTGCAGACCATCGAGCAGAAGCAGGACACCATGATTGATTTGCTGCGCACCATCGCAGCCAACACCGCAAAGTAAATTGTTCCACATGGAACATAACTGACAGACAACAAAGGAGAATTGTTCCACATGGAACATAACTGACAGACAACAAAGGAGAATTATTATGGCATTCGCAAAAAAGAACAACGCATCCACCCCGAAGAAAGCCGCTGACGGCCCCCGCGTCACCTTGGAAATGCTTCACAATCTGCAGGCCGTTGTGCGTAACGTGCGGCAGGTCGCAGACAACTGTTTGACCTTTACGCTGCGTCTGTACGGAATTGACTTGTACGGTATGCGGCTGGTTGAGGGAGAAAAGAGCACGTTCATCACCGCCAGCGCCAACAAAGGCAAGAACGGCAAATACTACGACAATTACCGTGTCTACTTTGCCGAAGATGCCGCGCAGGCCGTAGAAGCTGCCGTTCGTAACGCATACGATGAAAACACGGACGAAGTAGAGGTATAAAATTATGAGCAAGCGCAACAAAGATATTGCGCTTGACCTGTATACCGGCGGCGGTTGGGTGAATATCCCGGCTGTCGCCGCTTTAGGTTGCTGGTGCAATATAATCATAGGCAAAAGACAAGTTGGTAAAACGTTCGGCACGCTGAAATACATGCTTGACGAAAACAAGTATTTTCTGTATATGCGCCGCACTGTGAACGAATTGCAGGCCATCGCCGCTGACCCGGATTTAAACCCGTTTAACGCTCTGCAGTCCGTGGGTTATGATATCGGCATTCTGAAAGCGGGTAAAATCTCCTATTCAATCGGGGATATTGAATACACGGACGAAGAGGACAAAGACGGGCGGAAGAAATGGCACATCGGCAACAAACGCGCCGTTGGGATGGCGCTTCCATCCATTGCAGGCATTCGCGGCTTTAACGGCAATGTGTTTTCAGACCTTGTGTTTGATGAATTTATCCCTGAGAGGATAATTGCAAAACGCAAGGCAGAGGGGGAAGCGCTTTTGAATGCCTATGTGACAGTGTGCGGAAACAGAGAGCTGGAAGGAAAGCCGCCTTTGCGCATGTGGCTGCTTGCCAACGCCTTTGACATTTCAAGCCCGATTTTGGAGCAGCTGGGATGTACCGACCTTGTGGCGAAAATGTCAAGGAGCGGGAAAGAATGGTGCATGACGGACACGGGTGTTTTCGTTGCCATGCCACACAGTGACCGCATCAGCGACCGCCGCAAGCAAACCGCCCTGATGAAGCATCTGGCAGGAAAAGGCGACTTCTACAAAATGGCAATGGAGAATCAGTTCGTATATAATAACCTTGAAAACGTGCGCCCCCGTAGCCTGAAAGGCATGACCCCGTTGTTTGCATTCGCTGGGCTGTACGCATACCAGATGGACGAACTTCACTACTATATCTGTGAAAGCCCCCATAGTGGACGGGAGCACTACGGAAGCAGCCCGCAGGCTGCAACGCAGCTGCAGGCCGTGCACCCCGAATTGCGGCCGATGATATGCTTAGGACAAGTTGATTTTTCGTCTGTCCCCGCGCTGCTCAAGACCCGGAACTATCTTGACATTAAAGATTAACGGGTGTATCATGAAAGAGCGGGGGAGCCGCACAAAAGGAACACCCCGGAAGGGTGCGCGGCTGGCTTTTCCTTTTCCATGCCCCCGCGTTTCTGAGTGTTCCGGCAGGCGCATACCGAATGAACAGGTTTCAAGAGGTCAATAGTAGTCGGAGCATTCAGAAACAAGAAAGGGGGTGAATCCATGGTAAAGGTATATTACATGAGTGTGGACGGCAATATCCGGCTGTCTGAGCATTTCAGACTTTCAGAGTTTCAGTGTAAGGATGGACAGGACTTTGTAGCAGTCGATTCCCGGCTTGTTGAACTGCTGGAAAACATTCGCAAGGTGTGCGGCGATGCTGTACACATTAACAGCGGGTTTCGTACTGCGAGCTGGAACCGGCAGCAGAAAGGCAGCGCACCCCACAGCAAGCACCTTTATGGGCTGGCTGCAGATATCTGGGTAGGTCACTACGACAAAATGCATCGGCCTGTCCGCACAAAGACCCCCGCCGAAGTCGCTGCAATTGCTGAGATATTCTTAGGAAACAGCGGCGGCATTGGCATTTATAAGACTTTTACACACGTAGATGTAAGAACCGGCTCCAGCCGGTGGAAAGGATGATTTTATGACTATCAATGATATTCTGGCTCTGGGTAAGATGGGATTCACGGCACAGCAGGTGCAGCAGATGATTTCAATGGAACGCGCACAGCAGGGCCAGCCTATCACGGCCCCGGCACAGAGCGCGGCCCCCGCTGCCGCTCCTGCAGCACAGCAGCCTGTGACCCCTGACCCTATGGCGGCAATGGCGCAGCAGATTGCAGACCTTACTGCCGCCATTAACGCTAAGAGCGTTCCGACCGCTGGCACGGTGGGTAATCCTGCTCCTGTTACCAGTGTGGAAGATATCATTCTGGGGCTGGTGCAGCCTGCCGAAGCGCCTGCAAGTCCCGACTTTAACGCCGTGAAGTGACGGCAGAAAGGAGCTAACCAATGGCAAAATCCCGCACTAACATGCCTGAGCTGAAAGGCATGAGCGTGTTCCGTCCGACCGATATCTATACCATTGCCAACGCGCTGGTTAAGGAAGTGACCGGACAGACCGCGACCATTCAGGCCGTCAACACGGCGAGTTTCATTCAGGTAGGGCAGATGTGTCTTGACCAGAGCATGGAAGGAACCCTGCAGGCGCTTTCTAATATGATTGCGCGTACCGTCATTTCCAGCCGCTCCTATGCGGGCCGGTTTACCAGCATCGAGACCGACCGGCAGGAGTGGGGTCTGTTCGTCCGCGAAATCGCTTTCTTCTCTGGTGATTTCGATGAGTCGAAGTTTGTCAACACCGCGCAGAACAACGACATTCTGGTGGACGGCAACAGCGTGGACATGTACAAAATCAAGAAGCGCTATCCGCTGGAAATTTTCTATGGTGGGCAGAAGGTGCTGAACCAGCGTTACACCACTTTCAGAAACCAGCTCAAGACTGCATTCACCAGCGAAAGCGAATTCAGCGCGTTTCTTGCGGCCATGACCACCGAAATCGCAAACGACATCGCCCGGTGGAAAACCGCAGAAAACCGGGCACAGGTCATCAACTTTATGGGTGCACTGTACAACTCTGACCACGATGAATGCCATGTGAATCTGACCAAGGCTTTCAACGCGGCCCGTGGTACGACCTACACCACGCATGACCTGCTGACCGCCCATCTACAGGAATTTCTCTCCTTTTTCGTGTCGTGGCTGGAAACTACCAGCAGCCTGATGGAGAACAGCAGTGTGCTGTATCATCAGACCCCCGTGTGTACCGATGACGGCGGGAACACGCTGCACCTGTTGCGGCACACCCCGAAGAGCGAACAGAAGCTGCTGCTGTATCAGCCCCTTATCAACGATGCGCGCAGCTGGGTCTATCCTGCCATCTTTGGCCCGGGCTATCTGAGTTTCGGCAACTATGAAGGTGTCGATTTCTGGCAGAACATCAACGACAAACCCGCCATTTCCTGCATCCCGTCACAGTTCGATGTGAACACCGGCAAACAGGTGACGGGTGGTGCTGTCGAGTTGTCCTATGTCGTGGGCCTGCTGTACGACCGCAAGGCCATGGCGACTACCTACTATCAGGATAGCGTGTACACTACCCCGTTCAACATTTCCGGTGAATACTACAACACTGAGCATCACTGGAAAATGAACTACACGCAGAACCCCACGCAGAACGCAATCCTGATGTTCATGTCCGATGAACCGTAAAAGGTTCTATTATAACCCCTACAAACTGAATGTACAGGGGCGGCGCACCGCCGCCCCTGTTTTATTTTAAAGGAAAGTGAGGTTATTATATGGCAGACCATAACGAAGGTATTGAACATGGATATCATGCGCATCTGGGCAAAGTATCGAAGCGTCTCAACAGCACAAAACGCATCCCGTTATCTGAGCTGCCGGATGAGTTTCCATTTTACATGAAACGGGCCTGCAGCATGGAAGCACCGGTATTTTACGTGCGGCTGAACAGTCTGAATATCTCGCCGCAGTATAACTACTGTTACATCGAAGAAACGCACGCCTATTACTGGATTGAGGACATTACTGCTCTGAACGCCAACAACTGGCAATTCTCCTGTGCCATTGATGCACTTGCGACCTTTGCAGACGATATCAAGAAAACTAAAGCGTATATCGTATACGGTCACAACAAGTTCGATGCATCCGGCGACAGCTATCGCGTGCAGGATAGCCGCCAGAACGTGGCACAGCGTCCGACTGTATCAAGCGTGGCGCTTGATGTAACGGATGAATGCATCGACAGCACGCAGGGTGCTTTCATCCTGTCGGCAGTTGGCAAAAGTTCCGGTGTTACTACCTATGTCATGAACAAGACGGCGCTTTCTCGCCTGATTGATAGCATTCAGCAGGATATCACCGCCGATTTTGGGCAGATGATTTCTGACGTGCAGACCAAAACAACACAGGTTAACACGGTGGACACATATCCGCCGATGCTGGATTCAAAAGGTGGCGTTGTTTCCCGTATCGGCAGCACCACGGAAACTTACAGCGGTGCAGACAGTTCCACGGATAAGGCTATCAAGTACCTTGCAAAGAACTTTGTGTACGGTGGCGCAGCTGTGGATTGCATTCGCTCCTGCATCTGGATTCCTATTAAGGCAAGTGTTATCCCGCAGAGCAATCAAAATGTCTTTTTGGGTGACTTTGACACCGGCGTTTCTGGCGGCGTCATGGGGCATTCTCAAATCAAACGTGAAACCGTTATTCCGATTCCGTGGCCGGTGTCGGACTGGAAGCGGTTGAACTGCCAGATGCTTCTGTATGTGCCGTTCATCGGAACTGTGTCAATCCCTGTCGATAAGGTGAACAACGTGGCGGCTTTGACCGTTACGTGGTGTTGTTCTTTCCTTGACGGCAATATTTCTGTCAAGGTGGATGCAGGCACGTACACGGTATATGTGGGCAGCGCTAATATTGCATCGCAGTATGCTATTGGTGCAAGCAATATCAGCCTGACCGGCAATCAGGCTGCGGCGACCATTGGCGCTATTGGCATAGGCTTACAGGTGGGCGGTGGTGCACTGAGCAGCGCAGCCAGCTTTCCTATTGATATCGGCCCTATTCACGGGGAGCTGGTTAAAAGCCCGTCTGCTGCTAGTAAAAATATGGGGGCTGCAATGCAGTCTTTGGGCGGCGCTGTGATGCAGATGATTCCCCCCGTTGCGCAGTGTGCAGGCAGCATGACCGGAAACGCAACGGCGCTGCAGTCTATGGAAGCGTGTTTGACCCTGCTTTACTACCCGCCCACGGACGACACAAATTTTCAAAGCATGTACGGACACCCCGTTATGAAAATCGACACCCCCGCTGCAGGATATTGCCAAACTCGTGGTTTTTCAGTCGCTGCACCTATGGCGACCAGCGCAGAAACCGCATACATCAATGCCGCCATGGACGGCGGAGTGTTTATTGAATAAGAAAGGAAAGGTGATACCATGTATCAGTGCTATCAAGGGAACTATGACACGCAGGCGTGCGGCGGGTTTCGTCCCCCGTCTTTGAGCACGGACGTGCTCAACTACTGGGAGCGGTCGTTCTTCCAGCGTATGCGCGCATTGTATAAAATCCATGGTCTGCCGGAAGCAGGGCCGGGGCAAATCGGCTGGGACTATGACGCGTTTCTTTACCAACTGTTGCGCATGGGATATGCCGTTGTGTTCAACTCCAAAACATACGGCCTTGTGGTGCAGCCGGGTGCGCCTACCGGCTTTGGTCTGCAGTTCCAGCCGCGCGGCATGATGGTACAGACCCCCTTTTTCCAGTTTGACAGACCTCTTGAAATCGGCACAGAGTGCGCTGTTATCAAGCTGACACCCGACTATCGCGGGGTCTGGGATATCATCGAGAAATACGCCGTTGAAATGCAACAGTTAGAAGTATCAATCCGGCAGGCCGTTGTAAACAGCAGATTTGCTTATGCTGCTATTGCCAAAGACGACAAAGACCGCCGCACGCTGGAAACCATTTTCGAACAACTCGAAAACGGCAAACCCGCCATAGTAGTAAACGGGCAGCTGCAAAAACCCGCTATGAGCAAGACCGACACGCCGTATCAGCTGCCTATCATGCAGTTTGACCGCGATTTGTCGAAAAACTTTATCCTGCCTGACCTGTACGACCTGAGACGCAAGACGCTGCAGGACTTTTACAGGGAGCTGGGAATTCGGGTGCAGCCCGATAAGAAAGAACGGCTTGTGACAAACGAGAGCGCCAGCGCGGACGCCGAGACGTACAACCGTAGGGAAGTCTGGAAAATTTCTCTTGACGAATCGGTGAAAGTGTGCAATGATATGTATGGAACACAAATTTCTATCGAAATCAACGAACCGCCAGAGCTGAGAGAGGGGGGTGCAGATAATGCCGATGTATTGGGGGAGCATGACGAACCAGAACAGCACGAACCAAAACAGTGACGCTATCGACCGCGCGTGCCGTCTCCTTTGCAATATCCCGGAAGGCCTCTTCCGTGATTTCAAAGTGCCTGTTGGCATGGATAGAGACCTTGCTATCCATATCATCATGCGGGAGCATGGGCTTGCACCTTTATACCGGCCTGACCCCTATTGGATGGTGGATGCAATCCGGTATTGGGTGCAGGAGAGTATGCCCATCTGGGAAAAGCTCTATAGCACTACACAGCTTAAGTATAACCCCATCTGGAACACTGACGTTCAGGAACGAACTACTGATGTCCGCACCACTGACCGCGATACCACGCAGGACAGAACCGCCATCAATCGCGGAAAGAGCGGGCAGACCGTGGGACAGGTGACGACCGGAGACTATCACGAGACCGGCAGCACGGAGCTGCACAACGAAACAGCAGGAACCGGGCATACGGAGACCGAAGGAAAGTCTATCACAGACGATACCAGCACCACCACGACCGCCAACAAGACGGACGTTGCAGGCACGGACAAAAAGACCACGGAAAGCACGAAAAAACTTGACCAGACTGTAACACGAGACATCAGCCCGGAGAACGCGCCTGACTACCAGCCAGACGACCAGACGCACACCGTAGCAGAGGAGACCTTTAAAAGCACCGAAAACGGAGAGCATAAAGAGACCACCGACTTTACCGGGACGTCCACCACTGTAGCCAATTCGACCACGACCACTACCGGCACGTCTGACACAGAGACCCACGGGCACGAAGACCAGACCACCGGGAGCCAGACGGACGGCACGACCAAAGGCACGACCGATACAAAAACGCAGGCCCACGATATCCGGCACGAAGATGCCAAAGAGGTGGGTAAAGAGAAGGTCACAGACATGTACAACCATGGCTGGATTAAACAGGGTAATATCGGCGTTACCACCACACAACAGATGATTGACGCGGAGCGCGAAACCGTTCTGTTTGACGTGTACATGGCAATCGCCAACGACTACCACGCGAAGTTTTGTCTGGATGTGTACTAAGGGGGCGATACCGTGGACGCAATTATTGCCGCCCTTGTATCTGGAATTGTCACCCTTGCGGGTGTCCTGATTGCTAACAGTAAATCACAAGCTGTCACAGACGTAAAGATTGAAGAGCTGACCCGGGAAGTCCGCAAACACAATTCCTTTGCTGAAAAAATCCCCGTCATTGAAGAGCAAATCAAAGTCGCAAATCATCGAATAGATGATTTAGAGCAGCAATCCAGAAAGGAGATTTAATTATGGATAAGCTGAATATTTCCGCAGGTACCATTGCACGAACTATTATCCTTGCACTGGCTATCATCAATCAGGTCCTCACTGTGACGGGGCATTCCCCCTTGCCCATTGAGGATGAAGCAATCACCCAGCTGGTCTCTGCTGCTTTTACCATCGGTGCCGCCCTGGTGGCGTGGTGGAAAAACAACAGTTTCACCCAGAATGCGCTCAAGGCTGACGCCCTGCTTGCGCAGCTGAACGGCAAACACTAACTGACCGACCCCCGCGCAAGCGGGGGATTTTATGAAAGGAGTAGCTTATGGCTGACGAAACGAAGAGCACCGATATCAGCACCCCATTTATTTTTCAAACATCGCCCCCGTATGCTGCACCCGGCGATCATTACCAGTATGACTTGTATTGGCTGGTGAACCAGCTCAAGCAGGCCCTTACCAATTCCGAATCCTTGCGGCTGCATGACATCGGGCAGGATACCCGCCTTGATGGTCTGGATACCCTGACCGCGCAGCTGAAGGAAGCGACATGCCAGCTGTTCGCAAAGCTGAAAGCGGGAGATTTCACCAAAGATACGTTTATCGAATGGGTCAACACCAACATGACCGATATCATTTATCAGATGGTGCGGTTTGTGTTCTTTGGCCTTGACGACAACGGGCATTTTGTCGCTTATATCCCCGCAAGCTGGGAATTTCTGCACTTTGATACCCTGCTTGACCCCGATAAACCGGGATATGGGCATCTGGTAGTTTATTACTGAGAAAGGAGCATTTTTCATTATGGCAAACTGTAACTGCAATGATTTCCCCATTGCGTGCGCCCCTCACGCACCGGGTGGTGACTGCTGCCATCCGCACGGATGCCCCCCGCATCCGCACCCGTGCCCCCCGCCGCCGTTCAAGGGCGGCACGAGCATGTATATTGGTGCACGGTATGTGCCCATTTTTGCCGACCCCGTGGAGTGGAACGATGAGCGCGAGTATGAGCCGTTGACCATTGTCATCCATAACGGCGACTGCTACACCTCTAAGTGCTATGTGCCGAAGGGCGCACAGCTGCCCCCGTACCCGGAAGGACAGACCAAGTACTGGGTCAAGACATCCGACTATAACGGACAGTTCGCAGACCTGAAGAAAACCGTGCTTGACCTGTCCCGTCTGGTTGAGCAGTTCCAGAAAGACAACGAGCATTTCACCGACCTGATTAACGGCTGGAACGAAAAGGTCATTCAGTGGGAAAAGGATATGGCGGCATGGGGCGAACGTCTGGATACTGTTGAATCCAACGTTGCCGACCTGACCGCCAGCCTGGACGCTGAGATTGCCCGTGCAAAGGCCGCAGAGCAGGCAAACGCCGCTGCCATCGCCAAAGAGACCACTGACCGCAAGCAGGCTATTTCTGAGCTTGACGCGGCATATAAGGCAGCAGATGCTGCCGAAGCGCAGGCCCGTGCCGATGCTGATACCGCGCTGAGTAATCGCATCACCGCCAACAAGACGGACATTGATGCCCTGAAAGCTGAACAAGCCATTCAGAACAGCAATATCAGCAAGAACGCGAAAAACATTTCTGACAACGCGGCAGAAATCGCAAAGCATGCGGAACGCCTGACCAGCCTTGAAAGTAATGCATCTGACTGGGATGATGCTTTCCCCGACACGACCATTGCGCAGGAAGTGCAGAAGGAAGAGCTTGCACGCGCTAACGGTGATAAGGCTCTGAACGGTCGCTGCGATACTATCGCGGCAGACGTGGAAGAGGTAAGAGACCTTGCAAACCACAAAGTCGATACCACGACCTACACGGAAGAGCAGGCCGCACAGGATGCCCGCATCACGGCTTTGGAAGGTGACAATACCACCAACAAAACCGATATCGAAAACATCAAGGCCAAAGACACTGCACAGGATGCCGCTATTCAGCAGAACAAAGACGCTATTGCAAATGTAACTGGGTCTCTTTCTGGGTATGTGAAAACGGAGACCTACACTGCCGGACAGGCGGCACAAGATACCAAAATCAACGCCGCACAGAACGCAGCCAACAAAGCCAATACCAATATTGGCGACTGGGAGACTGAGCACCCGGGCCAGACTATCAGCCAGTGTGCGACCAGCCTTGAAAACGAGACCGCTGCAAACGCTGCCAAAGCAGACGCGAATGCCGCAGTTATCGGCGACTGGAACACAGAACACCCCGGCAAGACCATTGCGCAGGAAATCACCCGTTTGGGCAACGCTATCCCGGACGTGAGCGGGTTCGTCACTGAAACCACCTACAATCAGGGACAGGCGGCACAGGATGCAGCAATTTCCGGAAAAGCCGATAAAATTACAAGTTTTACCGCCGTTGTTTACCCGCATTTTATGTGCGCACACGAATACCAGATTCCAAGGGGTGCTAATACTGTAAAGCCTGATTTTTCTTTGATTGCATATGTCTGTAATCCATATATTACAGCAAATAGCCATGCTGTAATTATGGAACCCACACTATCGGTGAGCTTTCATGCATTTGGCTATACTCCTGCCGAAGTATCCATACCCCCTGAAGGAGGCCCGGGAGACGAAAAAGTTTACAACATTGCTATGGATGCTAATACACAACAGCTTGTTCATATTCAGGGCAAAAAAAACCCTGCTATCGTTGCGGACAACGGAATTATCTCAATCGACTTTACCAATCTCGTAGACTTTACGTTAGTATCCCCCATTACCGAAGATATCAACAGGGTTTCGTTTAGCGTGTATACCAGCCCTATTAGAGTAGTTGTAACTTTATAATAAAGAAAGGGCTTCCCTTGCGGAAGCCCTTTCTTATTGTATACATTATCAACGTGAAAACTGGCAATAATTCTCACTACTTTACTGCAGTGAAGTGAGCACTTCACGAGACTAAAGTAAAATCAGCGTTCGGCATTGTGCACAAAAATGCGTGAGATA